GTTCAACTATGTAATCTGTTTTATCTATAATTCCTTTAGCTAATTTATAATTTTTTAAAAGCCTTCTAGCATTAAGTTTTAAAAACTCTATACCTTGTAGTTCTAACCAATCTAAATTCCATGCAGCCCAATCATCTGTTTTTTCACTATAAGGTAAAAACTGAATAGGTTGCGTCAAACTAGAAAAAGTAGGTCCTTCTGTTTTTTTTGCTCCAGCTTTTAACTGCATTGCATTAAGTACTTTCATTCTAAATTTAATTTAGTTAATTTATTTATAATTTTTGAAGCCTGATCTTTTTATTGTATTTCCAGTATTGTTTCCAGTACGTCCAATATTCTTGAACGGACTATACTTTAATTTATACAAATTTTTTGAATTATCCAAAGATTTCTCTTCTGATTCACGTCTTTTTGAAAAACCCCTATTTGATTGTTGTATTTTTACAAAAGCAACTAAAGCTCCAAATGCAACTAATCTATCTACGTTAAGTCCAGGATAATATGCAAGCATTTCTTTTATAAGCATACCATCAGGTATTCTCTCAACACCTAAAGTTTGATTTGTAACAACACCACTAATATCAGTTTCTTCATCAATAACTTCTCTTAAAAATTCAATTGCATATGATATTAAATGACTTTTAAATAATGTACCTGTATTTTTCCATCCATACTCTTGATATACAGTATTGTTTGAACCAAGATCTTTTAAGAATAAAATTTGTTGTTTAGGTACAAGATATCTTTGTTTCTTTCTGGCAATCATATGTTGTATAAACAAAGATATGTTATTCTCAACTATAGTCCATGCATTATACCATTCTATAATTAATTCTAATCTTTCATGTGTTTTATTAATATCATCAAATCTACCACACCATGATGCAACAATTTTATCTTTCTCTAAAAATTGTTCAACATCTCCGGATATCATAGTTCTTGTAACCTCTGTTGCATTCTTATAAACAAAAATACTACACAAGGAATCTGATGTAGTAGTCTTACCTTCTGATACAGGGTCAATAGAGGCGTAATAAGCCCCAAACTCAGGACTCTTGACAGGACGTTCCCAAACAATAATACTTCCTGTCTTATCCACTTGTTTCTTGTCAACAGGAAATCTACTTATTGGAAGTTTATTAGTTCTTTTAGCAAAGATACCTTTTTCATCTCTATCTAATTCAACAAGTTCATAAGGATATGTTTTTTCTTCAATCCTTTTTTGTTGTCTACTAAGAATGCCTTGTGGAAATACAGATGCTTTTCTATAAGCAAAAGCTTCAGCAATATTTAAAGGTTTCTGAGATATTCTTAATTGAAACTGTTCACCATTTAATTCATTTTTCCATCTCTCTCTTTCTTCATGAATTGCTACTTCAGCTTCTTTTACTAAAGAGTTTCCATAGTTATCAATGTATGGTGGCATTGACCATTGTTCTGGAATAAATAAACCAGCCATACCTATTGTACCATCTGCATCAATAAGATCGGTTTCTACAGCATATATATCATTTGCTGCTGGATTAGTAATCATTTCTTTTAAAGGATTACATTGTTCTAAATCTCCAACAGATCCTGCTGCAATAAACATACCTGTAGTAATCATACCTGAAGACATAGCAGGACGTAAATACTCATATGTTTCAGACATCTTTGGAGCAATGCCGGCTTCTTCATGAAAGAAAATTGAACATGGTCCCCCTACTCCAGTAGTTGCATTCTTTTCAAATGAACCACCTTGTATTTTTGATTTTAATCCTCTTGCTGTTTTTCTATTACCAATTCTAACCTCAATTTGTTGTTGCCATAATAAAACTTTTTCAGGATTACTTGGTCTATACCAAGCAGTATGTTCATTTAAAAATGTTTTATATTCATCTAAAAATTTCCATGATCCTTTATCATTTATAAAATCTTTAAGTGATGCACCAATCTTGCAGATACTTCCTTCTTCAAACCAATAGGTATTTATAATTTTACCCATATGAAAATATGAAGATGCTATCTGACGTTTTTTTAATATAGCTGAATGTTTGTAATGTAGTTCTGCAAGTTGCTCATATAAAGCCATGTGATACTGTGCATCACGTACTTTAGCAAAGCCATATTTTTTTTCTTCTTTATCAAAGATTGGAAGGAAATTTAACCACATGTAATAGTCTCTAGTTAAATACCAACTTTTATCTCCATCACTATAAATAACTCCTTCTCTACATTTAATTTTCTGATCTTCCCAATACTGAGTAAAATCTTTAGATCTAAATGGTTTATTACAATAAAATCCCTGTTCATTAAATATTTGAGCTTGTTCATTAAACTTAAAAGATAGTTTATTAAACTCATAATGACCAGGGACATTAAATATACTTAAAACATAATCTACAAAATCTTGTCTAGTTTCAAATTCTGTAGTTATCCAAGAATTATCTTTATATGTAGGTATGGATTTATACATATTTAAACTTAGCATACACATCACCTTCGTGTATTAACAAATGATCTTCATCATCATGTAACATTGTTGTTGGTAAACAATGGTCACTATATTGAACCATATCTCCTATTTTAATTTCTGTAACACCTTCACCTACAGCAACTACAGTACCTTTATTTTCAACTTTTAACATTGTATCAGGTATAATAATATTTGTATTTTTAAAAAATGCCTCAGCTTTTTTTTGTTTAATCAATAACTTCTTTCCTACTGGTATTACTTGTTGTATCATTTTTTTTTATTTTAATGGTTTATTATATTTGGTCATATGCTAATCCTGCACCACCACGTACAGAACTTTCTTGTTCTTGTTTCATATCAACAAAGGCTCCTTTATATGATTGTCTAATTTGTTCAAATTTAGATGCTGCATTTACCATGGAGTTTATGTTACCATCTCTACCATGTTCAATAGCAGTTACTTCCATGTATTTAGCTAATCTATCAAGCATTGATTTAATACCTTTATAAGCTCTGAAGGTAGGTGTTTCATATAACTTATAACACATATCCAATGCATATCTTATTTTAGGATCTTCTGGTGAATCTTCTAGTTGAACTTCTTCAATAATAACATCTTCTTTTTCATGTTCTGGTATATTAAAAAAAGGATTCATATCTGGATTAGGACAACTCATATAAAATATGTACTGGTAAATTTTTAAATATGTATCTGGATAATTTTCCATAATAGCATTTAAAAAAGGTAATGCATAGCAATGTTCTGATGGTATTACTTTACTGTTCTGAATATCAAATAGTCTTACTAACATAATTAAATTTTAAGGGTTCATATAAGCTACTATTGACGCATAAGTATCTGAACTATAAATTGGCAACATAACACCAAGTATATAAATTTGTACTAAACCTGGTATATAATGTTTTTGATAAATATCAAAAACATATCCCACTGCAATAATATTATCTGGATTAATACTCATTTCTATTCCAGTATTTGAACTCCAATATTGAGATGATGGAACTCCAGCTGAAGTTCCTGTTTCTAATTGTACTTGTGTAATTGTTATACTTGCCATAGTTTTATTTATTATCTTTTAACCACATTATTAATGAATTAACTTCATCCTTTAAATATGGTACTTCATACATTTTTATTTCATCTAAAATAGGTTCTCCATTATAATGTTCATTAATTGGATAACCATTTTCATCTTCACCAATCTGTTTAAACTTTACATGTTGAATTGTAAGTTTACCAATCTTTAAAGAAGGGTTATGCTTTTTAATAATATACGCATAAATACTGAGCTGTAAAGAATAGTGCATTAAATTGCAATCATCTAAATGATTAACAGGTTTAAACATTTTACTTGTAATACCTTCCCAGTTAGTATATCCTTTTTCTTTAATTTCTTTATTAGTCTTGTAATCATTGATATTAATATAACCATCTACAATTTCTACAACATCTGCCTGACCACAAAGTCCAACAGATTTTAAATAAACTAAATGTTCTGGATAAACACCATCACTTAACTTTTGTTCTG